GCTAAACCTTGAGTAGCCGAGCCAGTAGTAGCGTTACCTCCCACCACCCCAGCCACTGATATGCCACCAGCAGTAGTAAAGTTCCAAGCTCCAGCACACTCTATAATCAAACAACCTCCACCCTTAGAACCAGCCCCCGAAGTGACATTGCCACCAGCAATAGCAGTCGCTGAACCAGAACCACCCCCAGCCCCAATAAAGGCAAAAGGATATTTATTAAAGCTTTGTTGCGGAGTAGTATCATAAGTCGTTGTATAGGTGGTAGCCGCTGAAGCGATTGCATCTGTTGTATTTAAAGTTCCAAATAACCCTCTATTAGTTAGCCAGAATGAAATCTCAGAAACTCCGTTGGTTCCTGCCGTACCATTGCTTCCGCCTCCTGCGGTAGTATCAATCGTAACCGCTGCTCCATCAGCTCCTAATCCAGAACAGTCAATCATTGGAGTAGCTGAAGAAGTAAGGGTCACATTACCTTGTGACTTAAATATTACTGTCGTACCACCAGCAGCCGGGTTAATAAAAGTAACGGCAGCTGATCCGGTAATGGAAATGGAAGTATAATTTTTAATGACTAAACTAGCTCCTCCCAAATCTATAACTGTAGTTCCCGATAATGCTCCATCTGAACCATCGCCACCAAAGACTCCTTTAGTAGAAATTACATAACCAGAAATAGTCGCCGAAGTAGCTACTAAAGCTCCACCGGCAGTAACTCTAAATGGAGCTGTAGCCCGATTAGCAAAAGTGGAACCAGCCCAAAAAATAATATCTCCAGAAGCATTAGCCGTATTCAAACCTCCAGCTGTAGCTCCTGTTCCTACTGTAATATTAGCTGTATTGGCTGCTCCAGAAGTAAAGGTCAGATTTGTAGCTGAAATAGTAGTCGCTGATATAGTAAATCCTCCGATAGTACCAGAAGTAGCTGTAATGCTACCAACAATAGTGAGAGTAGCTGCTGAAGCATCCCAGTGCATGTAATTACCAGCTGGATCTCCTACTCGGAAATCATATCCGACCGTAGCAGCTTGATCTGAACCCATAAAGATACCAATGCCAGTAAGTGGAGCAGTCGCATCACCAATCAAAATACGTTGTGCTATTCCTTGGATAGTAACCTTACCTTGGCTTAACTGTTGAGAGTCTATTTTAAGCCCTCCCATAGTTTGTCCCATCTGGGAGATAGGATCATCTGGGACTACTCTTTCTTTGGAAGGAGTATATTCATAAATAGGAGTTAAATCTGTAAGATTATCGTTCTGCATAGTGGCCAATTATTTCGATCATCTTAATTCCACAATCATTGGCGGCACTACCATTCGACCAATCTAAAGCAACTCTTAGATCTTCAATCCCGCCTGGGGGATTCGCAAACTTATCAAAAACATGTCTGCGTTTACCGGTAGTTGTGATTTGTTTTAAAGCTCCGCCAGTTGTAGCCGCTTGGTTATAATCAAGAGTAATATCACAGCGAGCACTAGCTCCTAGAATTTTAGTTTTGACTATTACGTAATCAACATAGCCCATTAAACGGCCGGAAGTAGTTGGAATAATGATACTTTTCCAGGTACAGGCGGTGTCATAACCGCTAAATTTAGCCAACTTAAAAGAAGTGCTTTGAGTGCTGGCAATCATCGGCACCCCAAATGGAGCAGCGATCGCTCCGACTGTAGTGTAACCACCATCAGCATGTTGAGAGATAGAAAATGGCAATTCGGGAATAGCCGCTCCTGCCACATAAACTAAACCACTAGAAAGAAAAGCAATGAAATTTTTATATAAAGTTTTCTGAGCAAAAGTCGGCAAAGAACCGGTAAAGAAAGAGAGGGGTAGAATTCGACGGCCGGAAATATAACCAAGAATGTAAGAACCGGAAATATCCTGATAAGCCACGTAAATAATACCGTTAATTGGAATGATGAAGCCGATCTTCTGTACTCCCACAGCCACTTCATCAGCCAATTGAGCTTGGATAGCTGAACCGTCATAAAGATAAATCTGGCTATTGGCTCTATTAGTACCAGAAGTCACCCCGCTATTTACCGCAATCCACCATTGGTTTGCGTGGAAACAAACATCAGCTACTTCCGTATTGGCTCCAAAATCCAGTTTAGTCGGAGCTAAGGTATTGCCAGTAGAAACATAAGTACCAACATAACGGCCATTGCCGAAAAGCATAATGTCTTCCTTCTTGGCTACTGGATGAGGGGCACTTTGAAGGGCAGCTGCTCCAGTCGGAACAGTTGATCCCCAATCATCGTCAAAAGTGACATTTAAGTCATACTTACCGATATCGCCTCCAGAGGCTTTATTAAAGAAATAATAAAGTGCTCCCTGAAATTCAATACAAGAATTGCCAGCGGTTGCTCCAGTAATAGAATGTGGAAAAACTCCACCAGAGTTAGTGACAGTCGTGCTGCTAATTTTATGTAATTTAGTAGCGGCAATGCCGTAAGTCACATCAGTCGTAACGGGGATATCTAGAATGTAATTAACCAACTCGGTAATTGCTCCACCTTCTGTACCATTGGTCAGAGTAGAAAGTCCTGGCCCTTGAGTTAAAATACCCGGAGTAGTAACATCTGCATTGGTAATCACCGAATAAGCTCCTGGCCCTCCTTTTTGAGTTAGAGAATCAAGATGAACTGTAGGACTGGCTCCTACCTCGAAGTCCTTTATTGTGATTATAAAACCATTTTTTTCCATGTTTAGAATCCATTAGGTCGACTACCGCTATTACCGCCTAGTTCTGCCTCACCATAATCCTCTTTCTGAAGTCTGATACTAGGTTGCTCATCATCATCACGAGCCTCATAATGTAGAACAAGATCAGTTTCCATCTCTTCGATCTTTTTCTTGATACCTTTAGCTCTCTTGTCTAGGTTATTGGCTTCGCAATAATCAAGTGCCGCATAAAGAGCGATCAATCTGTGGAACGGAGTAGCGAAACCAGGAGTCTTGGTGGTATCAGTATAAACGAAGTAAGAAGCACCTCTTTGGAAAGGAACTTCCAATCCGCCAGTTGCAGCGTAATTTGGGGTAGGGCTGAGGTAAATCCAGTTACCCCTCTTGTCGTAAGAAGTTGGCACGCCAGTAGCCACTAGCTGAGCATCAGTTAATTCGTTTCGATCTTTATGAACAATAGTGTTCCAATTGCCAGCAGAATCCTTTACTCGAACTGGAGAGCCAATTTTGAGCCAAGTGACTGGAATGGCGTATTTTTTTGTGCCTGAAACTAGAGCTACAGTGACATCCAATATTTCCGTAGAAGAATTATTGGTATCATCATGCTCCCAATTCTTTGCTTTTATGATTTTACCAGTGACAATATCGAGAGCGAAGTTGGCATTTCTAGTAAAGTCTTTGATTGGATAAGAGGTGGTATCTGAAGATAATAGACCACAGAGCCATAAGCAGTCAGAGTAGAGATCTAGATTATTTGATTCACTATTAAATACTGTCATAGTATTTTGTTAAAATTCTGCTGATGCTGAACAAGAATGTTCCCCGTCAGTTGTCTCAAATACAATACAGCGCAATGCGTAGAAAGATTTATTAGCAATATCCAATGAATTCATGATTGTAGAAGTTGCTGCTATAATATTAATATTTGGTACCACTACGGCATTTGAAACGCTGGTCGAAGTTGATTGAATTAAACCTCCAAAGTCATACCAAGTGATAGCATCTGGAGAAACTTGAACCTGGAATCTGGTATTTCCTACATTTGGTTGCACTACGCCTCCTCTTGAGAAATACATGGTGACCTTCTTAGCTCCAGCGATTACCATATATCCCTTATCGGCCGCCGTTGAGAGAACATTGGTGGAAGTAGCAGTAGTGGTAGTGGCAATACCATTAAAGAAATTGTAATTCACTAAATGGCCAGTTGGTCTAGTCTGGAAGTCAAAATTACTAAAGCCCAATACTGTTCCTGTCTGGAACCAAATGATCGCCGTTATCGTCAGAAACAAACCTGTAATTATTAAACCTAACTTTTTCATTTATTTTTAAATTAACTTTTAATTCTCTGCTAATCCCTGCCCCCAGGAAACCCTAGTGGCAGAGTTAGAAGACAACTACTTGAAGGCAGATACTGTGAAGTAAATGTCTGTCGAAGTCGCTGACCTTCTGAATTCCAACTTGAGTAACCCAGCAGGGCCAGTGATGCCACTGATGCCTGAGTTAGCCGCAGAGGTTGAGGAAGCTACCTGCATTATCATCCCTGTGTTTCCTGCTACAAACAATGTTGAAAGAGCTGTAGTAGTCGAGTTGACAATATAGCGAGTAGTTTGGTCACCACTGTTAGGAATGAAATCTCCCGAAACAGCAGCCAGAGCAGCCTTGGTAGGCATGGTCAAAGTACATGGAGTCAGATTGCACCTAAGTGAAACTGTCCCATTCTTGATTAAATCTGAAGCTGTTATGGTAGTGACACCAGTGGAAGTAGTTGCAAAGACAGTGCCTCCAGAAGAGATCATACCTGTATTCGAAACTTTAAACTGTGCTCTAGGCCCAGCAGTTAATCCCTGTAAGAAGGAATCAACCTGAAGGGACTGGCCTCCCAAAGACCTAACGCTTGGGAAGAAATATGCGCCGATTGCGATTACTAAAATCGCAATCAAAGCTAAAACATTTTTATTATTCATTTTATTTTAGTTGCGATTAATTCTCGTCTTTCACAACTACATATCATGGTTATTGAATTGAAAATTTTCCAGAACAGTGAGGGCAAGTTAATTCACCTTTATGAGATCCATTTTTAGGAAGTTGTAAGATGATTTCTAGGTTTTCTATCCTATTATCATCTTTAACTCCATTTTTATGGTGAATAATTTCATTTGGTTCAAGAAGTCTTCCTAGCTTTTTCATCATTACAAATCTATGTTCATAAACATCACCTCGATGATTCGCTAAGGGATGATCTGGTAAATGCACCAGTCTATACCCATGATAATTAGTGCGAATTTTACCTTTATTAGAATTCCACCAACATTGCTGGGAACAGAATTTATGACTTTTTCTTATCATCAGAAATTCTTTTTTGCACTGTTTACATTGATTTTTCATAAGTCCATTATACAGGTTGCGATAAACTTATGCAATAACCACACTATGTAGTTGTGAAAGAACAAGAAACGATTCTAGTAATTATGCCCAATCAGAAGTCGAAGCATCGATCTTAACGCGAACCATCTCTCTTGCACCATCAGCAAAGGTCTTCTTGCCGTAGCCCATAAGACCTTTCACGATGTCTGCAAATTGATCCTGATCTCTAACAACTTCGATGTGAGGAGGAATCTGTACGATCATATCAATACAGCCTCTTACACAGAAGAGAGCATCCTGTCTCTTAGAAGTGAAGCCGTCAGTAGCATCAGTAAGAGTCTCAGAAGTAACGATATCGCCGTAACCAGTAATGGTTAGGGTATCGCCAGACGGAGAGTCTACAGCTAAGAGGCCTCGCTTCCTCCACAAGAAGCGGTTTTCTGCGGAAACATCAGTGAAGTCAGTGCCGACTGTGCCAGCGACTGTTCCACCGGTGCCATTTCCGTAGTTAATAAGATCTCGAATAAATGTTCGAGTGGTATCCACGTCAGTCCTAATGTCAGCCCAAGCTGTAGCAATAAGAGTAGCGTGAAGGGTGATAGTTACACCAGCAATAGTGATTGTGTCACCGTTGGTAGGTTGAGTAACGATCGAAAGAACTGCGGTATATGGAAGAGAGTTGCTGTAAAGAATGTCCCAACCGAAAAGGTTAGCGACAACGCCTCTAGTGTTAACTCCGTCTCCAAAGACAGTCTGCCTGCCAGCTTGCTGCAATTTAAGTTGAGATAGGAAGTGAGTACCGACTACGGCTGTTCTACCAGCTTTAGGGGCATCAATTGCATCCAACTTAGTATCAGCGGCAACGAAGAACTGAGGAACAGTATTAGTAGTAACAATTGCGTTGTTACCAGAAGTACCGCCTACATTTCCGTCGTCTAACGTCCAGAGAGCATTGGTGACTTCCGCCATTACTGCTTGCTCCAAAGCGTTATTAAAGGACTTCATCATCTTATTGGAAATGTTAGTTCCAAGATCAATGATAGATTGCTTCTTTTCTGTGTCGTCAATGGTTACAAGGGAAGCGATCCATGTACCGATTGATAGAGTCTCTGTAGCACCGGTGACTGCTTGAGTCGTGATATCTGTTCCTGGAACGTAAGTTACGTTAGCAGGATAAGATACCTGGACGCGGTTCACAGTATCTCCTTCTCCAGCGACAAGATTCCTGAGGGTCATGTTAGCAATCGCCATCGCTTTGTTATCAACAAAGAGAGAGCGTTGTGCTTCTTTTGCCCAGAATTCTGGTGCTAGGTTTGAAATGCCTGAGTTTGCCATGGTTAAAGGGATTACCCAACCAGGCTATAAAGCTAGTTTCCTTTCTTCTTCTGATCCTCTTTCCATGCGTCCCATTTGGCTCTGCCTTCGACAGTACCCATATCTACGTCTGGTGGATTCTCAAAAGAGGAGACTTTCTTACCGCCTGATTGGTTTTTGCGACTAATAGCGGCTTCGTCTGTTTTATTCTCCTTCTCGTATTCATTTATCTTGAACACAATATAGGGATCACGGAGTGCTTTACTCAAAGGGATTTCAAGGTTTTTAGATATTTTCTGTATCTCTGCCTTCAAATCGTCAGGCAAATCCATCTTATCTAAATCCCTCTTATCCATCTTCTCGTCAAAAGCCTTATCCAAAATTTCAGGATCAATAACAGCTTTACTTTTATCATCCTGCGGAGGGATAACCTTGGCTTCTTTAGGCTCGTTAGCCTTATTACGCCAACCTATCTTTTGACTGATAACCTTAGAAAGTTCCTTTTTGTGGCCCATTTCCTTGGCAACCAGCTTATCTATTCGCTCAATGTCATCTACTTCATCGAAGCCATACTCAGTTATGATGTTTGCTCGAATATCGTCCTCCTTGCTTTCCTGAAGAGCGGCAGTTTCTGCAGCTAATTCTTCAGGGCTAACTTTTTCTTTTGTTTCCATTTGGAATTTTTTTTGGGATTTCCCCTTATTTTTATTAAAACACAACCCCTTGAGAGAGTTGGCCCGGAACTCCTTACCCTGAGTTCTGGGCTAACCCTCCCAAGTTTCTTCTACCTCAACTTACCTTTCACTTTATTCGCAAAACCTGTAGCTAACTTCATGAAATCTTCTCCATGAGCTGCTAAAGAATAAGAACGAATAAAATTTCCCTGTCCATCAAAGACAGAGATATCCTCCACATCAGAAACAGCCGCTTTGACTGGTTCTACTTCCTTTTTTTCTTCTTTTTTCTCTATTTTTTTCTTCATGATGAATTAATTATACCATATAATAATTAGTCAAGCTAAATCATTCCACATTTACGGTGTATTCATTCGGATCATTGCCGGTAATATCATCAACATCAATTAAAGGTTTCAATATTTCGGTCATAATCTCCATCGCCATCTTCCGAGCAGCAATTTCTACGGCAATAGATTTAATAGTATGAATGCCATTTAAAGTCCTGACTTGAGACTTCAAATAAACCATAAACTCCACAATCTCTGGGATATTCTCTTTTAGCTTTTTAGCAGTAGCCGGATTCATCTATTTTTGCTCTACATTCAAGACAATTTCTCCAGTCGTCATGTTAATATCGCATCTGGTACCCTGTGGGTAACCACATTCTTGCAGTTTAGAGCTAACATACTGATTTTTAACATTCTCCAAGAGCCTAGCAATCGCTTCTGTCTGATCGGCTACCATTTGACCGTTTGGCACCAAAGCGGTATTGGCTTTTATCTGGGCTGCTTCAAATCTACGGGCATTAGCTATTCGGATCATTTCCTGTAGTTCTAGCAACTCTGCTGGGGTAAAATTCCTCTGAGGAACTACTCCGAGCACTCCTTTTTTAATCTTTCTTGTGGTTGACATTTTTGCCATATTTTTTGTTTTTATATAATTAATAAACGCTTATTCTTCGCCATACTTCTTCTTTAACTCCTTAAACTTAATTAACAATTCGTCATGTTTCTCGACCCAAATTTTTAACTTCTCAGCCCCCAGCTGCTCAAAAGACTGAGCCTCGAATAAAGCCCGCTCCAGTTTATAAACCTGGAACCGCAAGTCCTTAATCATTCCGCCGAGCAGAACTTTCTGAGCTATTTTTCTTAAAAATTCTTTCATAATCTATAAACCAGTGTCCTTAATCTTATCATCTCTCCGCTGCTTCCTTTCCATTTCTCTCTTAGCCTTGGCCCTTTCGTCTGGATCAGTTAAGAGATAGTGGGACTTCTTCATTAATTTAGCTAGTTTTTCTTTTTTCATTCTGTTTGGAATCCTATTGCATTAGCTAACTTTTCACTATTCCCCTTTTTCCAGTCATCATCTACCCAAACGTCATCTACTGGAATTTTTTTCTCTTTTCGAATGGCCTCAATTGCCGAAGAAGCCATGATAAACTTCTTTACTATGAATAATTTTTGATTCTTTCTCATACAGCAGCAGCTTCTTTAGGGCGATTAACCTTGAGAGGCGAAACCTTAGCAGCCTCTGGCGGAGCTAGTGGCTGGGGCGGTGATTTTGGTAAGGAACCAAAGTCTAACCCTTTCTTCTTAGCCATCAATTCTACGATTGCAGAACGTCTGACTGGATCCATCTCAAACTGGACAAATGTACTCAAAGTCTGTAACTCGGAGTCAATGGCTATCTGTTCGCCGGTAATAATGACTGAAACATTTGGCTTAAAGCCTTCAAAAACCTCTTGCAAGCCTTTCATTAGAATCTGAGGCCGCCCCATCAACTGTTTTACCTGCTCAGCTTTAATAGTAACAGCATCTTGGTTGGTATGAGGAGGGAAAGAGAGTAGGTTCTCCAAATACCAGTTATCTACAACCAGGGAACAAAGTCTCTGCAACATATCTGAATCCCCTGTTAGTCTCAAGATTTCTTCAGTCTTTAATTCTTTAATGAGGTCTGGGATGATCCATTGTTCGAACATTTCCGAGAAAGGAATAGAGAGTTTCTCTCGAATAAAGTCGAAAAGTTTGTTAGCGTTCTGGTTTAGAAGTGCTCCCAGTCGGAAAGGCTGGTTCGAAACTGCGTCTCCAGTCACCACTTCGTGAGAGTTGGCAATTTCATTCCTCATTTCAATCAGGCGATTCCATTCATTGGCTAATTGATCGAAGCCATCCATTCTCAGATCTACTGACTGTAAGTTCGAAGCTTTGATGATGTCGCCACTCTTCAAATCGGTGACAATGGACTGCATGATGAGCTTATCTGGACTCCAAAGAATCTTCTTAGAAGCGAACTCTAAACCCTGAGCCAGCTGGTTACCTACTTGGTTAGCTCTAACCTGAATATCAAAGCAAAGCTCGTAAAGTCCCTCTCTAAACCAGCGTCCTTTGTAGCGAGAACGGTGGTATTCCTTGTAAATATCGGACATTTTCTTGTTCTTCAGCTCTTTAGCAAAGACGATATGAGTAATAGTTACTCCTGAAGCATTGCTAGTCCCAGCGGCGATCACCCTGGCTAAGACAAACTTATTTTCATCACCTTCTTTAGCTGTTTCGTTGTTCGTTTCCTTTAAATCCTTCAGACAAACCTCTCCATTGCGTTCAAACATTTCATAGTAAGGCACAGTAGTAGCTTTGCCCTGAGTAGCTACAGTCGCTTTATAGATACTGGACTTGTTGTTCTTGATAACATCCTCAATATCTTCCCAAGTGCCGTCTTTTTCTCTCAAATCCTTAGAAGTAAGCTGATGGCGTTCAATAATCGGAGTCTCATCTACGCACTCAGCGGTCTGATTAATGATATAAACATTGTTGAGATCAGTGCGTTCATAAGATTTGTTTACTTTTTTCCACAAAATATTACCCCTGCCAGCTCCTTCTTCAATGGCAGAATTAATTTCTTCAGCCTGACCGGTTTCTCGCAAATATTCCTTAGTCTTTAAATTAGTAACGATACAAGGCAATTCATCATTCTTTCTAGAAGAATAAACATTAATATCTTTCGTATCAAAATCAATATTCTTTACCTCAGCATCAATAGCCGGAGTAATAATATCGTACCAGTATTTATAGTTGCCCTGCTTATCAAACTTACCAGTTGGGTAAATATGATTCTCAAAAAGACTGATGCGGCGAACTAGTTTAGCTTGAGAGTATTCGTAGTCTTCAGAAACGGCTACCGTCTCAGTGAGATACTGGCGAAGCTCCTCTTCTATCTGACCTTTCAATGCAGTTGCATCTTTGTTTATACTCATTTAAGCAATTTATTTATAAAAATTAAATATAATTATACCATAAAAATTATACAACCCCTGCATCCATCTGAGAAAGGTAGCGATCCAGTCTTGCAGAATCTACTCGATCACTCTCCTGCTTGGTGGGAGAACCAACTTTGACAATAGAAGTGAGGCCGTATCGAATGGCATCCATAGAATGATCGAAACCTGATTCTGGCACATTTAATATTTTGCCATTCTTATCTGTCCGCCATAAATAGTTCCTATATTCACGGATAATATCGGTAGAGTTTCTGGTCACGGAAATCCGCTGATCCTGCACTAGCTGGATGCCATTAGAAACAGAGTCTTTCCCTTTCTCACAAGGCACAATATTCACTCCATAAGAGGCAATTTCTGCTATAGACTTCGGCTCCGCAGAATCTGCTACGCATAAAACCTGCTCTGAAGAAAGGAGCGTGTCAGCCAACTGCTTGTTACTCATCTCTTTAGCAAACAACACCTGATCTAGAATATAGCCCCCATTGAAGTAGTAAATATCTACAATAGCAGTCGGATCATTGGAGTAACCAAAGTCTAGAGCAGTTCTTTCTTTCCTAGCCTCATGGGGAATCTCATCTATTATCTGCCAATCCTTGTAGATCTTGCCTTCCACTTCCCCTAACTGTCCCAGGCCATAGACCTGCCACCAGCCTTTCCTATTCTGCCTCTGCTCAATTGAGTCTACGATATTGGGGGATAGCGACTCATTATCCTTATAAGTCAGGGTTATCATCTCCCAGTCAGTCCTAGAGTTCTTCACATCAGTATAAAACCAAAACTCATTGGTCGGGTTCCAGTCCAGGAAGATAAAGTCTTTCGTTCGAACCTCTAGCTGTTCAAACGCATCAAAAGTAACATTATTCGCCTCATTTATAAAAAGCCTATCACGCCTAGCTCCTCTTAACTTATCCCCATTATCACTTGAGAAGAACTCTATCTGGCTCCTATTCTCAAAGGTATAAATGGAGTCGGTCTTATTCCAGTTGGCTTCCTTAAAATAGCCATGAGCCTCCAATATATTAAGAAAGTCTCTGATGGCTCCTCTCTTCAAATGGGGCACACTCTCCGACACTACACTGGTTAAGGTCGGCACCACATCCTTCTGAGCCTTAGCTATCAGGAAAAGCAGTATAGAAATAGTCTTAGAAGCAGAAGTTCCCCCAGGCACCGCTCGTATTCTCTTAGGAGGCAGAATCATCCCATCTTCCCCCTTCCTAGGTTTATCCATCTGGATGATCTTCTTAGTAGCTGTAGTCTTCTGGAACATATATCGTATATTATGTCAATAGAGAGCTTGAAATGGCTCTGGCAAATAGACCAACATATAATTTATTTATCATTTTCATTCTGGGTTTTTTCTATAGAGTCGCAGAACATATATTGTCGGTCATATATCCTTAGCCTTGCTCTTATCTATCTTATGTATCACTTCATCATCGTCAAGCTCCATGATAGGGCGTGGTATAATAAGCTCCATCTTATCGGCTACTCTCTTCTTAAGCTTGTTATAGTGCTCTATCCCCTTCATCTTAGCGTGGATATCCTTATGCTGGTTAATGATAAATAAGTGTTGTTTGTCCACATTCTCGTCATTAAAGCCGTCTTGCGACAATAATGTATTAATGCGAGCAGTGATACGCGGGTCAGCCATAAGTCTACTTGATAACACCTGTGCTACTTCCCTAGTACCAACTTTATATACTCTGCTGTAGGCTTCTGTGGCATTCCCATATATATAGGGGTCAGTAGCATATCTCATACAAAACTCCTCTTGCCTGTGATTCAAAGGTTTGTCTATAGTTAGAGCCATATTTCCTTCCAGTGTTTCCATATCAATAATTATAACACACAATATTGCATAAATCGCTTGATAGGTATTAAGACATAGCAAAGGTTATGTAAACTTTTGCTTCCTTGTTGATTTGTCTGAACTCCTTAGTTTTATGCTATATCTCTTTATCAGGTACTTAAACCTGTTTGTGCTAGTCTGCTCCTGTAGAGCCTCGCTTAGCTTCCCCACCTTTGATTCAGGGCGTGATATAGATTATATAAAGATAAGTATTTGGATACCTATAATTATACAGCATGTATGTCAAAAGAGAAATTAGAGAAGCCTTAAAACGCATTATAGAGGCTCGTTTTCCTATAAAAGAGCTAGAAATAGACATATTTGGGGATATATCGTATATATCAGAGTTATCCACAGCTTACCCTTGCATTATACTTGCGGTAAGTATATACTCTTATTAGATAGCAATAGAGCAATAATTATTGTAACGCTCGAAACTATCTTACAAAGTGAATCATAAATTAAAAGCAATGATAGAAGCATGGAAGGCAACAGGTCGAGTAGCTTTTATTCATCCTCGAGGAAAGACAGTCTCTCTTAATGGAGGCGGTGAAAGAGATTATAAAAAGGCCGAAGCCTATTTATCAGAGTATTTTAAAATAAATCCATTAAAAAAATGAAGACATATAGATATAACGATAATCTGTTTATTGCTTCCTTTCATGGTCGCTATTGGACAGGTAGCACAAGAGGAGAGGCGATTGAGAACGCATTATTCGATTTACTAAAAAATAAATAACATGAATAGCGATATTAAGAAGTGGATCGGCGGGCTAGTGATCGGATTAATAGCAGGAGGCTTTCTACAAGCATACTTTGTAACTAAGCCTCTATTAGAGAGCATTGACGAGCGTGCACAAGGCCAGTACAGGCTATTAGATAATATTGATAGCTCGACAATGGCCATTGCTTGCAAGATATTGAATGATAAGGGCGATGTTGATGCCTATGAGGAATGTTTAAGCAACGATTAACCTAAATTATATGAGAGTAAATTTAAAAGAGTTCTTTCCCCCTAAAAGGATATGTGAAGCCTATCCCTATGGGGCGAAGTGGTACCAGAGGGCAATATGGAAGACTACAGAGACGATTAAGATAGGTCTAAATGTGATAGCGTGGACAGGGATTAGCGGTTCTGTCCTTTATGGAACCTTTATGTTTGGTTGGTATGCAAAGCCCGAAGTGATAAAAGCGTTCGATAGAGTAGTTAAAAAGGAAATGCCGGTGTTGCTAGTCAAGATTTGCAAAGCCGAGAGCGGGAATAGGCAGTTTAAAGAGAATGGCAAGGTGTTACGGGGTATAACCACGCCCTCAGATATAGGATATTGTCAGATCAACGAAACATACTGGAATGATACAGCGAGAGATATGGGGATAGACATCTATACAGAGGAGGGCAATAAGGAAATGGCTATGTATATTTTTGAGCGACAAGGCGGAGAGCCTTGGAGTGCGTCAAGATGTAGCAAAGTGAAGATTACTAACTGTTGGAGGCCTTAATCAAAATACAATGAAAACATTAAGTGATATTCAATTAAAAGCAATTAAAGAACTTTGTCCACATTGTGGAATTGGAGAATTACACGAAGTAGACGGAGAATACGAAAATTATCTATGGTGCAATAATTGCGATTTGTCTATGGATTCGGACGGCGGTTATACATGTTAAAACAATTAATCAAAATACAATGGATAAAGAAACATATGAAGCGTTAAAGTTTGTTATGCATCATTCAGAGTACGGCGGGCCAAATGATAAAGAATTTTGGGATAATTTCAAGCTTGTTGAGGCTTGGATGCAAGAAGTGGAAAAGGATTATATCAGTGATTAAGTTTCCCTAGAGAGCCTTGAGGGGCTTTCTATGGGGCATTTAAGCCCTTGCACACGTTCTTTGACAAATAAATATGAAGACAGTATACATTGAACGCAATAAATTATTCAAAGATATTCCTATGATATTACTTAATAATATCAATGAAATTGACGAAACATTTATTGATGATAATTTGGATATATTCCAGTACCCTTGCGAAGAGTGTAAAGACAAGGCAGAAGAGGAGGCAGATAAATGCGAAGAGTGTGGAGGCACTGGCTACCACGACAGTGAACCATACCAGTATTTTCTTGTAGACGTTGACGATAGAGATATAGAGAAATTAAAAAGTTTTGGCGTAGAGCTTGCACATAGTGAAAAGCTAGATAAGTATATTTTACCAATATACGATTATGGGACAAGCTGGTCGATCTTCTCTTATTCAAAAGAGGTTCCAGATGATTATAAATTGGAATACGATGAGACGATTACCAGAACAACCGTGTATTAATATGAAGCTATACGCAACCACGACTAGCGAAAGGGCTAGCAAAGGACAGGGGGGAAATGAGTATATTCGAGTAGAATTAAGACAGGCAAAAAATACGCCCGTTGAGTATTACATTGAATATAATCAAAAAGGATTGCTAATAATGGACTCAACTTATGGGACATTATTAGAGACAGGAAAACTAAAAGGCAATAAGCAAAAAGACGAGAATAATAGATGTGAGCATGGCATGCCATACAAAGGGAAACTATGTATAGTATGCAACCCACAATTATATAAATAGTCAAAAAGCAAACAGCCAACACAATTACAAGTAAACAGTCAAAAGACTGGAGAACGTGTGCAGTGTTGGCTTTTTTGTTGTCTAAATTATTATTAATTAAATAAAATGAAAGAAACATTTATAAAGTTTTTGGAAAGAATGCACGCAGAAGTATATACGGGGTTGGACGATAACATGCCAGATGCCTTTGAAAACTGGCTTGAAATACAGGGGATAGATTACTTGTTAAATTTTGCGAATAAATACGGAGAAATTGCTTATATAACAGGAAAGAGAGACGGTCTAAAAGAAGCAAGAGATGTTTTTGAACCTCTAACAAAAGAATTGGAAGACCTAAAACAAACACTAGACAGGACAATCTAACCACAAAACATTAGACAGGGTAGGCAAAATTATGAATCCAAAATATATATATGAAACAACAAACACGGGACAGGTCAATCGAGAAAAAAATTATCAGCGACCACATGCGAGAACTTCAGAAGAAATCAGCTAAAGCTACTCGCAAGAAATATGGTAAGGAATTTTACTCAGAGATGATTAAGAAGAGATGGGCTAAATCTGGGAAAGCAAAAACCAGAAAAACTGAATAGTCTCTCTGGCTTTTAAGCCCCTGGCATCAGGGGTTTTTTAGTCTATAAATATTTAATACCCCTTGCCATCCATACCGGCAAGTTTCTGTCTCAACAAGCCTACAAGCTGGTTCATCAAGTCTAGGAGTTTCACTTTTAAGTCAGAACTACCTAGAACTGGGGTAGCCACACCAGAGGCCAATTCTGCACAGCTTGGAGTACCGGGTACATCACAATGCCTATGCCCTCCTACAGCCCCGCCACGGCCTCCAGGATTCGAAATAGGGGGTGTTGGGGTAGTTTCTGGCTCTGGAGTAGGGGTAGGTTCAGGAACTGGGGTTACTTCGTCTATAACACAGACTTCTCCAGACACATGGAAGCCAGTCTCACAAGTTAGAGGAGGAGGTACGACAACAATATCTACGCATTGCCCGTCAACCAATTCTTTACCTTCTGGCATAGTTGCTTGTGCTCCAACAATATTTGGACATACATCCACGACAGGTGGTTCACAGACCTTCTTTACTCTCACTTTCCAACCAGTAATATCGCCACCTTGAGGGTCAAAACTTGAGAGAGCTTCAGAAGCATACTGCCAATATCCCGTATGGCCATCGCCCTCAACAGACAGAAAGACCTCAAGCACCTGATAACCTGTAGCTCCAGCCACACTAATGATCGTGTTGTGGTCAATGTTCACAGTCATTCGAGAATCAGAATAATCCCCACCACCTTCATGGACATATTGTCCATCGCAAACATCTGGAGTAACTGTCGCTCCAGCCATCAAGGGGATCATCAACATAGAACCAGCCAAGAAACTTAAAACCTTTTTCATACTTGTAATGTTATTTATAATTCCGATTATTCTACCGAACATCGGGAAACGGTTTCATATTTTGTCTTCGTGAATCAATCTAAGTACGGCCTTCAGAGCTTCTACTAGCTCATCAAACTTTCTGGCCTTGATGCCATCTTTCAATCGCCTCTGGCTGTCTAGCAAATTCTTAGTATCTTTCTCCGTCCAAGGCTTTCTATTTTTTAATTTAGGCAACGACATTTAAGAATTCGTTAATCTCTTTTATATTCTCGACCCTAGCTCGATAAACTTTGAACCGACCAATCTTTCTATCCTCGACCAAGTTTGGATGATGGAGAGCTAAATCAGAAGCTCTGGCACAAGCCCTATGAGATAGATAGCCACCCTTAGAAGTAACATAACCACTAAACTCCCAACTCCAGAACCAAATAGTTTGAGGATGATCGAGCATGAACTGCAAAACATCTTCAATACTAGTCCCGTTTCTAGGCCTATCATAATAGCGGGCTTTCATATTTTCAAACTCTTGTTCTATATCCATGTTATCTACTAAGTTTTAACCATAGATCAGCTAAATCTTGAGCAATGTAGTTGAACTTAACAATTTCTTTTACTAACTCCTCAACGGTTGGGTAGTAAAGCATCATTTTTTCTCCAGAATCAGTTATATGGCCGATAAGGATTGTCCCATTAGGTAATGGATCCTTAGGATCAAACTTTCTAACTGGAAAACCAGCTTTATATAGCTTTATAACTGTCTGAGGATTCATGGTAATTGTTGATTAACTTGAATCTCTATTTGATCGTGATAAGGAGTGGGTTTCATAATAATGTAAAATGCCAGAACCATCATTATGACTATCGCAAAAAAACAAATGTTTATAGATTTCATAATATTTCGTAAACTTCTAATTCAACTCTCGGATTCTTCTTGTCATAACATTTCTCCGTCAACACCTGCTGAATTTGGCTATCATCTTCCCAAACTATGCCACTCAGAGCGTCATAAACAATCTTGTTGAAGTTATCTATATCCTGTTTACGCTTAGTGCCAAAATAGAGCTTCACTTCCATACCGATATTCCTCTTTAACAGTTTGCCCTTATACTGGCTCTTAGCTTCCCATTGATAGCCTTCTTTGATTGATTTACCTTTAGCCGTCATATATCTAGTAGCAAAGGCTCCACGGCAACTTAAACCATAAATTGTTTGAGTACTTCTAGGCTCTCCAAGTAACGTAATTCTCATTTCTTTTTCTTTAGCTTATTCTTGATAGCAAATATCACCTTCTCCACCTGTTCTTCATACCAAGCCTGAAACTTATCAGGATCAAGGTTGCCCGTTCTCTCTTCCCAGAGGAGCCAGAGCACCGCTCTCAATCTAGCACTAGGAGTCTTTGGCTTCAGTGCCTTCTTCGGCTTCCCAATTTCCAAGTCTCCTTTTATCATAAACTAAAAAGGTATGTCATCAGGATTAACTATATCTTCTGCCATAGTTTCTCCGGGTTTATTTGCATCGTAATCATCATACTCCTTATCAGCTTCATCATCTTTCTTTTCCTTGACAGTCGCCTTCTCCTTCTCTTCAGCGGTTAGACTTGGCATTTCCATTTCAACTGGGTAAAGAGTTTCAATGTTAGAAAACACTTGACCCTTAGCAGAGTTCTTATTCTTAATACCGACTCGGCACTGACTACCGATCAAGCCATTTAAGAAATCTTTATCCATCGTCGCCTCATCCTTTGGGGTGAGCTGACGGCCAAGCAGAGCCTCAACAATTTGGTAAAGCTTGTTTTTGCCTTTGTTGCCCTCGTAAAGATAAGTAGGAACAAAGTTCTGCCAAACATTCCTACCTCTAAGCGGAGTGCCATCAGTATCCTTGCCAGCCAGTAGCGTAAACTGGAAAGAAAGGACTGTCTCCATAATCTTTTCAGCATCTGACTTGTTCTTAGTATCGTAAGTAGGCCTAGTCTCACTGCTCAAATCAAGCAGTTCAACCTGATAAATATTTTC